CGGGACACCTCGATTCAGGAGCAGGTGGGGTTGTGGATCGCCCGCTATGTGGAGCACCATGAGAGGGGAGAGAGGGATGGCTGATCTGAAGCCTGGTGAGTTCGACCCGTTGGCGGAGTCGGGGGTTCGCCCGATCCCCCCGCCGACCCCGCCTCCGCCGCCGAAGGATGCGGATCCCGACGAGGAGCCGCCGGAGCCGGAGGGGCACCCGCTGTCGAAGGAGGTGGCGGACTGGATCAACCACGGCCAGGAGTACTTCCACGGGCCGCTGCCCCCGGACATCGCGGGGATCTGGGCGCACCCGCCGATGCGGGTCTCGGACGAGGCGACATGCCGGATCCTGATCGGGGTTTGGGGGATCGAGCAGTTCCGGGGTTCGGCCCTGCACCAGGCTGCGCTTCAGGATCGAGCGCACCAGGCGAACCTCTCGGAGGTGACGGCGAGGTTCAAGGCGGAGCGGGAGAGAAAAGGGGCGAAGAGATGAGTGCTGTCGAGAAGCTGCCGCTCGATCTGGGGGTGGCGCCCTGCCCGGAGTGCTGGACGACGGTTCTGGTGGAGCCGCCCCGGCCGCACCTGACCGTCACCTGCAACGGGAAAGGGACGCCGCTACCCGGCTGCCCCTGCCCGTTCTGCCGCAAAGGCTCCGCGTGAGCGAGCGCAAACAGGTGAACGCACGGGAGGAGTTGAACGCGATCAGGTCGGTGGTGTTCGGGCCGCCCATCGGTTCGCGGCTGCTCCTGAACGAGAACACCCGCCTCACCCTCGCCGGACATCTGAACCGGCTGGAGCAGTGGTGCGAGCGGGCGCACACCGAGAACGCACTGATGCGGGAGAAGCTCGGCCGGGGCACCACGCCGTGAGCGGGCGCTGGCTCTGCCTGAACTGCGGGCGCTCACGTCCCGTCTCCACCTGGCAGACGCCCTGCGTCTGCGGCACAACCCTCTCGGCGGAGCTACTGCCTGCGAACCCAGGGGGCGGGAGGGCCGATCCCTCCGAGCACCCAGGCGAGCACGACGAAGAAGAGACCGAAAGCGATCTCGTCAATCGTCCCCTGCTTGAACAGCGTCTGGTTGAAGCCCGCGAGCAGGAACAACAGACCGGCGATGATGTAGCTGATCACGGCGAGCATGACCCCCTTCTACCCGGCACGGCGGACGGCGAACCTGGCGCGTGACCGGCAACTGGTGATCCGCCAGGACGAGCGCGAGCACCTGCTCTGGGAGAACTGGGCCTACCAGCGGGGCCTCACCGTCTCCGACCTCGTCCGCAAAGCGGTTGCCGCATACGCGGCCGGAGAGGTCGGAGTCCCTTTCGCCGCCACCTGCGCCTTCAGCGAGCGCCACGTCCCCGGGCGCACCTGCCCCGGCTGCGGCGGCTCCGCCCGCGCCTCCGCGTAGACTCGGGGCAATGTGGAGATCGACTGGGTTGCACTCGGCGCGATCCTCGCCGGGGTCGGCTCGATGCTCACCGGAGTCGCCACCTACCGTGTAGCGAGGAAGAACCGCAATGGATCTGAGACTCGCAGCGATGATCACGACCGGGAGCCTGCTGGCGGCGGGTAGCGGCTACGGCGCCTCCGTCGCGTTCTCGGGATCGAAGGCCGTCCCCTCCACCACCGTCACGATCTCCGTCGGATCCGGCGCCACCGGGCCGCAAGGCCCGACAGGCCCATCCGGTCCGGCAGGGCCGCAAGGGGAACCCGGCACCGGGGGAGGGGCAGACACCTGCCCCGCCGGGTCGACCTTCGGGGAGGTCAAGTTCGTCGTCCAGGGTCAAGGCCCCACCTCGATCCTCACCTGCGTCAAGGACTAGGAGGAGCAGATGCCGTTCAAGAACACCTCGACCGCGCAGAACCCGATTGCCAAGGCGGGCACCGGCCCGCAAACCCTCGTCGTTCCTGCCCAGCAGCGCGGGATCATCACCGACATCCACGGTTCCTCCGTAACCGGCGGTGCCGTCACGATCAACCTCGGCCCCGGGGCGCTGCAACTCGGGATCCTGCCCGCGAACGGGCGGATCGACGCCAGCTTCTGCCCCGGCGTGCTGATGGGCGACCCCGACTTCGACATCGTGCTCGCCGCCCCCGCCGACTTCAACGGCGGGATCTTCGGCTACATCGCCTCCGGCACCTCCTGAAGTGACCAGCACCGTCGAGGAGATCGAAGGGGCGATCCGGCTCCGCCTGCTCGACATGGAGATCGAGCGCCGCGACGCGCAATCGCACCCGGCGCTCTTCCTCGACCACGTCACCTGCCTCGACGCGAAGACCGGCGAGAAGTTCCAGTTCCACCTCACCGACCCCGACTCCGGCTGGTACTGGCAGCGGGCCGTGCTCGACGGCTGGCTGGAGAACGACCGCTCGCTGGAGTTGAAGGCGCGTCAGATCGGGGTCACCTGGCTCGCCGCCGGGTTGGCGCTCTGGTACTCGCTCTACCAGCCCGGTGCCCGCACCCTGATCATCTCGATCAACGAGGTCGAGGCGATCAAGGTCGTGAACCGGATCTGGGACATGTGGCGCACCGTCCCCGAGCACCTGAAGAACGGGCGCACCGTCGTCAAGCCCTCGCGGGGGATCCGCCCCACCACCGAGATCCAGTGGGCGGACGCGGACGGCACCGTCTCCTCGATCCTCGCGATGCCCGCCACCGCAACAGCGGGCCACGGCGAGACCGCGACGCTCGTGATCCTGGACGAGTACAGCCGCCAGGAGTACGCCCAACCGACCTGGAAGTCCACCTTCCCCACCATCGACGGCGGCGGCAGGGTGATCGTGATCTCCACCGCGAACGGGGTCTCAAACCCCAACACCGGGGAGGGCAACTACTTCCACTACCTGTACGTCAACTCGGAGACGCTCGGGATCAAAGCCAACTTCCTCCCCTGGTCGCTCCACCCGCTCCGCGACCAGTCCTGGTACGACACCAAGGCGAACGCGCTCCCACCGAACGACCGTGCCGAGCAGTACCCAACGGACGCCGACGATGCGTTCATCAACACCGGGGAGACGTGGTTCGACGTGGAGGCGATCAACAGCTACGCGAAGCAGAACCGCTCCGCCGAGGCGATCATCCCGCTCTACCGGATGCGGATCAGGGAGAAGGTGGGGCGGGCGAAGATCGAGAAGACCGTCAACGGGCCTGTCCGTATCTACAGGGAGCCGGTTCCCGAACGCGCCTACGGGATCGGCGCCGACGTTGCGACTGGACGCGCCGCAGACTTCAGCGCCGCCTACGTGATCGACTTCACCAACATGGAACTCGCCGCCGAGTACCACGCCTCCATCGACCCCGACCTCTTCGGCACCGACCTCTACTACCTCGGCCGCTACTACAACGACGCGCTCCTTGCTGTCGAGATGGGCGGCGGCTACGGGGAGCCGGTGATCATCAACCTCAGGTCGACCGACAGGGGCCGCCCCGCCTACCGGCGGCTCTACCGCCACCGCGAGCAGACCAAGCTCGACGCGCCCGAGACCTCCCAGTGGGGCTTCCCGGTCAACACCAAGACCCGGCCGCAGATCATCTCCGCGCTCGGCTCCGCGATCCGCGAGCGCTCCCTGCCCTGGATGTCCCCCGGGTTGGTGGCGGAGTGCCGCACCTTCGTCCGCGCCAAGTCCAACCCTTCGCCCCGCGCCCAGGACGGCTGCAACGACGACCGGGTGATGGCCGGATGCCTCGCGCTCCACCTCTACTCGCTGAAGGGCTACCACCCGAACGCCTCCCAGCGGCGCAAAGAGAAGAAGGAGCGCTGGAGGGAGCTTGGGATCGAAGGCGCCTCCCCACGGGTCGTCCGACGCCACGACCTCCGGCGATAGGAGCAGAATCAGACGATGAGCAGAATCCATCAGATCCTCGCCGCCGTCGAGAACGCGGCGGTCAAGGAGGCCCCGATCCACTACGTCGACCCGGGCCTCGCCGCCGACCTTGCACATCACCTCGACCCACGAGGGCGCAGCGACCCGAACGGCCTGCTCAGCGGCGACTTCCTCCGTGGTCGCCAGGATCGCTTCGGGTTGCTCGGCGCCGTCAACGCGGCGTTCAACTGGAACGGGAAGCCCGCGCCGAAGCGCAAGCGCAAACCGCCACCCGCGCCCGTTCGGCGCAGGACGTAACCTAGAGCCAATCCCCCAGGAGGCAGACGCATGTCGATCATGGACTTGATGCAGCAGGGCGGCGGCCCCCCGGGACAGGGAGCGCCCCCGCCGGACCCGAGCGCGGGAGGCCCACCCGGCGGAGACCCGATGTCGGCGCTGATGGCTCAGGCCCCCGGCGGCCCGCCCCCGGGACCCGACACCGAGAACCCGGCCGACACCAGCGCCGAAGGCGGCCAGGAGGAGCCGACCGGTGGCGGAGACGGCGACGAGACCTCGATCTACCAGCAGATGATCGACCTCGGGCAGCAGGCGCTCTCGCTCCCCACCGTCGATGCCATCGAGGCGGCCGACCTCCAGAAGTGCATCAGCGCCCTCCAGAACCTGCTGGCGAAAAACCAGAAGGCCGTCGACTCCGCGCTCGGCACCAGCCCACAACTCAGGAAGGCCCTCGCCAGCGGCGGCGGGGCCTAGGAGGAGAGCCATGACCCCAGCAACGAAAGTCACCCCAGGCCCACTCGCCGCAGCGACCTTTACCCGCCCCTGCAAGTGCACCCCCGGCGCTCCCGGCACCGTCACCTTCAGCTACGACGACGCCGTCCCGTCCACCCCCGTCACCGCAGCCTGCTCCAAGTGCTCGACCTCCAGTCTCGCCCTGAAGATCCAGTCCGGCTTCCAGCCGTAGGAGGCAGAGATGGCACCGATCACCGTCGAGTTCGGCCCCTGCCGCTGCACCCCGGGCGACCCGGGCACCATCACCATCGTCTACGACGACGACCCACTCGGGGGGAGCGATCCGCCCATCGCCACCTGCGACAAGTGCAGCACTCCCTCGGAGGCGCTGCTCGTCCAGTCGGGCTTCCAGACGCGATAGCCGGTGGCGGACACATCCTCAACCACCGTCTACTCGCCCAGCGAGGAGGATCGCAAAGCGATCAACCTCGTCGTGAAAGCGGTTGAGTCGTGCGAAAGGGACTGGCACGACGCCTTCTGCGCGAAGGTCGAGCAGAGGTACTCCGCCTACCGGGGGATCCGCCAGCAGGCGGAGGGTACGGCTGGCTGGCGCTCCAATGTGACAGCCCCCTACCTGCTGAACATCGTGGAGGGGATGCTCGCGACCCTGGTCGATCCGAACCCGTACATGATGGTGACGCCGATGCCGACACCGGGCGAGGACCTGATGTCGATCATGGCGCGGATGCAGAACGCCGAGAAGGCGGAGGCGAAGCTCAACACCGATCTGAACCGTGACCGCTTCGGTGAGAAGCAGCGCCCGTTCATGCAGCAGGACCTGATCGCCGGGTTCACCGTCGCCAAGCAGCACCGCCTGCGCGAGAAGAAGACGCGCCGCTACCTGACGCTCGGCACCGAGATCGTCTACGACGAGTTCGGCGGCTCCATCGACATCGTGGACGGCCTCCAGGAGGCGATGGACGAGGGCGTCGTGATCCGCGACTCGCCCACGATGGAGGTGCGGGACGTGCGCGACTTCATGCTCCCCGGCTCAGCAACCTCGCTGGAGACCTCGCCGTACCTGATCGACCGAACCTGGGCGACGATGGACACGCTGCGGCGGATGGAGGCGATGGGCGTCTACGACAACGTCGACCACTGCACCACCACCGACGTTCCGCGCAAGGCGGCCCGCAACCGCGAGATGAAGCTGCGCGGCGTCGACCGCACCAAGGGCCTCGTCGAGGTGATCGAGTTCTGGACGGGCGAGGATGTCGTCACGATTGCGAACCGGAAGATCCTGCTGCGGAAGACGACCAACCCGTTCTGGCACGGCCTCTACCCGTTCGTCGCCACCTCCGCGATGCCGGAGGCGTTCCAGGTCCCGGGGGTCTCCGTGATCGAGGGCCTCGCGCAGATGCAGGACATGCTCTGGACGCTCCAGAACACGCGGATGGACACGACGCGGATGCAGGCGAACATGATCACGCTGATCCGCTCCGACGTGGACGACCCCGACGACTTCGAATGGGCGCCGCTCGCGCAGTGGATCGTGGACGACCCCAATCAGGTCACCACGCTCCAGATCGACCCGAACGTCGCCGGGGTCACCTTGCAGGCCGAGGAGCTTCTGAAAGGCGACATCCAGAACATCATGGGCGGGCTGCCGTTCCAGGGCGGCGCGAACTCCGGGGTCGACCAGAAGACCGCGACCGGCGTCTCGATCATCAACAGCATCGCCCAGCAGCTTCTCGCCGCCCGCAAGCAGCAGTACCTCTGGAGCTACGAGCGGATCGGGATCCAGTTCCTCTCGATCTCGCAGCAGTTCATGCGCGAGAAGGAGACGATCACGAAGGTCGGCCCCGAAGGCGGGATGCTCGGGATGGAGGTCGACCCGCTCGACATCCAGGGCGTCTTCGACGTGAAGCTCCAGGCCGCGACCGAGTCGATGATGCGCCAGGAGCGCAGGTCGGAGTGGCAGACCCTGCTCAACATGGCGCTCCAGGGCGCCGGGATCTCCGTGCAGATGGGCGCGAACCTAAACGTGAAGGCGTTCTGGGAGTCGCTGCTGAAAAGCTACGACGTGCAGGACACCGAGCGCTACTTCCGCCCGCCGCAGGCCGCCCCTCCCGCCCAGCCGGGAGCGCCGCCGCAGGTTCCCGGGATGGGATCTCCGCCCGCGCCCGACAGCGGCTCGCTCGGCCCCGGGGTGACGAACCCGGCGCTCGCTGCAGGCCCCTTGTCGCCGTCATCTCCGACCTCGATGTCCCCGGTCGCCGCGCAGCAGCAGATGGGCGCGGCCACCGGAGCCGGGATGAATGGCGCTGGATAAGCCGCTCACCCGCGAGGCGCTCCAGCGCGGCGACAGGCTGATCGCGCTCCAGGAGCACCCCGGGTTTGCCGCCCTGATCGAGGAGGCGTCCAGGAAGGCGACGCGGGACGAGAAGAGCCTGACCGTCCGCGCCAAGAGCGAGGACGGCGTCAGCCATGCAGAATGGCGCTACTGGGCCGGTTTCCAGGCCGGGATGGAGTACCTGCTGAACCTTCCCGCCGCCGCCCAGCGCAAGCTGGAAAGGCACAACGACTCAGCCGGGAGTGAGAGATGAACATCCCAGAGATGCAGAAGCGGATCGAGGAGATCAACGAGGAGCACGGTCTGACCGACCCGTTCCCGAAGTTCGACCAGGAGCCGCCACCGGCCCCCGTCGAGGAGGCGCCCGCCGAGGAGGAGTCCCCGGTAGAGGAAGCCCCGGCCGAGGAGGAAGGCACCCCGGCCGAGGAGACGGAATCCCCGGCAGCGGCTCAGCCCGAGGACGCCGCCGCTGACGACGATATCGCCTGGGTGAAAGCCCACAAGGGCTTCGATCTCACCGACCCCGTGGTGGCGAAGACCCTCCGCAACCAGGAGGAGATGATCGCCCGCCAGGGCACCGAGGTCGGTGAGGCCCGCAAGCTGATCGAGCAGGAGCGGATGGAGCGGCAGGCGTTCCAGGCGCAGATGGAGCAGCGGCTGGAGCAGGAGTTCGAACCGGACGAGGCGTGGGAGGACTGGGCCGACGAAGGGGTGATGATCGACCCGCTCCAGACGATCATCGAGGCGGGCAACGCCGGAGGCCCCGCAGCCGCCCGCTACGCGCTCTCCCGCTGGCACGCCGCCGACCCTGCGGGCGCCACCGCCTTCCAGGTGGAGGCAGCCCAGACCCAGGCCCAGCCCCAGCCTGCCCAGCCCCAGACCGACGGCGCCTGGGAGCGGGTCGGGAGCCGACATCCAGACCTGCTTGACTACAAGGACTCCATGACCGTGCTGCTGGATGACCCGGAGACACTCGACCGCATGAACGCGCTCGCCTCCGTCAACCCGGACGCCGCCCTGGAGAACCTCTACCTGCAAGCGCGGGTGGGGCAGACCGACAAGCAGAGGTCGGACGCGCTGGCGAAAGCGAACGCGGCGAAAGCCGCACAAGCGGACGCCTCGGCGCGGGATGCCACGGTCGCATCAGCGACAGCATCGGCAGGGCACGGTGAAGGGCGCCCCCTCACCGAGGCCGAGCAGGTCAGGGCGAACATTCGCGCAGAGCTTG